GCCTAATTGACGATGCAGAGCAAACGCAGGCGCAGCTTCAGGAATGGATCGTGCGGGCAAAAGGAGAATCGAAATGACCGACACAGCAAAACCGACGCCGCCGCAATGGATCGAAAGCCACATGCCGCACAGGAACGGTGATGGTTACGGATATGGGGGAGAGCCAACAGTATGCATCCCGAATGCAGAGGTATTGATCATTAAAAGTGACTTGCACCGAAAAATAATTCTAGAAGCCGGAAACGTTCACTCCGAAACCAATCTCACCCCGCGCCAGTTGGTGGAGCGCGTCAGGGAGTTGGAGGCGGTGCGGGATGATCTGAACGCTGGCATTTACCAGCTTTATGATTACGCCGTTAACCGGGGCGACGACAACGACTTTTCTTTGCAAATCAGCATTTTGATTCGGCAACTAACAGAGTTCTCTTTCGCCAAGCATGGGGAGGGGGTGTGATGCTGAGATTTCTGCGAAAGGTATTTGCCGCTTACAAAATCGGGATGCAGCATCATGAAAACGATTCGTGGGCAGCGTGTTTTAAGAAAAAAGGGGAGTAAATAAAATGCAATCTCTTTTCTTAGTCTTGAACATCACAGAGTGGAAAGAAGTGTCGGCGCAGGTGTTTGGGAATTCGTTCCCAATCAATATACCTGAATCCGGTGATGCGTTTGCGCCAGTCTACTATGACTATAGTAAAGCAAGGCGGGATTATCCGAACAGCAAAATCATTGAGATGGAATTTACGCGGGAGCAGCAAAATGAACGAGCTTGATGGGAAAGTGATTGTTGATCGTGATGTTTTTGTCGGAATCCTAGACATGGCTCGCCGTGGATTGGATAGCGGTTTCTTTGGCGATGTGTTTCATAAAGACTTCGCAAAGGGCGAACAAGCTCTCGCCACCGACCTCACCGGATGGGCTGCGGTGCCGGTGGAGCCACCTCACAGAATGCAGATTTATGGGGAGATTGAGCTGCCGCCAAACCACCGTGGGTACGGTTTGGAGAAAGATGTGTTTTTTGCCATGCTCGAAGCCAGCCCGCCGCTGCCTGGAGGTGGGGAATGAAACAGGATGATACTTGGTGGGGATTTTTTGTCGGCGCTCTTGTTGGAGTTTGGTTGGCCTTATCTTAGGTCGCTATCGGAAGTTTTTTATTTAAACGCAAAAACGATCTGCTGCGCTTCTGCATGACGCACAATATCTCGTTGGAACAATGTAAAATACCGGAGGAAGGTAAATGACAATGAACGCAATTAGCAGACTAATCTGGCGCAGGCGGATCCGTTTTTGGGGACGAAAATTGGAATATGCTGAACGAATGGTGTATCTACACCCGTGGCTGAAAGATCAGTATGAGAACACAATTAAGGTATACAAAGAACTGGAATTGGCAAAACAGAGTTTTGAACTGAAGTCAGCGAGGCGCAGCAATGGATAATGTGACGTTCTGGATTGCTTTGTCCAGTGGATTCACTGGATTTGCGCTGGGAGTGATCGTGTCACTGTTTATCAAAGTCAGGAGATTAAAATAATGGATTTTAACGAACTACTACACAAGCTGGAGGGAGTGAAAGTGATCAACCGCCAGCTTGCCGAAAAACTGGAAGAAGCGCGGCAGCGAGCCGCAGTTTATAAGGAGTTTCACAATGCAGAAAGCAATCTCAATAGCACTGCCGATCAGTCTGGCAATGTGGGCAGCCATTATCGCCTTTATACGATGGATCTTGTAAGTGATCAGGACATTATTCGGACGGCACTTGATATTCTGAATGTGTATGATGGGATTCAGTTTACCGTTTCATTTTTACAGCAAACGGAATCTGTTATCAAAATTGGGCAGGTAACACGTCAGGGGAAGTTTCCCGGAAAGACGTTCACAACCCGCCGCAACAGCAAAGGCGTGATTGTGTGGAGGATCGACTGATGAAAACAATCCTTGAAGAAGCCAACGAGATTGTGGCAGGCGCTCGCCAGCAGGATTATGGTCACGCCCGTGAATCTTTTGCCCGTATTGCTGCAATGGCCAGTTTGATGACTGGCAAAGAATTAACGCCTCAGGATTGCTGTAAGGTTTTGATAGCTGTCAAAATGACACGGGAATCATTTAAACACAAACGCGACAATCTGGTTGACCTGTGCGGTTATGCTCATCTGTTGCAAGTTTTGGAAGAATCATGAGACGACAACACATCACTGTGCAAGAGTTCAAACACTACCGTAACATTCCTGCCGTGATTGATAAGTCATCATCACGATGCAGGTTAATTCATTACACCACGACAATCAGATCAGACGACAGCGCCGTTTTGGTGCTGCTATGGGAGGAATGCTAATGCGTAACATTGAAAAGTGGGCACATGATCGGAACTTGATTGAAGGATCAACCCGGCAAGCCCAGTTGTGCAAGCTGATAGAGGAAGTCGGGGAACTGGCAACCGCCATCAATAAGAACCGTCCCGGTGATGTTGTGGACGCCATTGGTGATTGTGTGGTGGTTTTGACCATCCTTGCCGCTCAATCACAGACCACGCTCGAAGCGTGTATTGATCGTGCGTATCATGAGATCAAAGACCGCAAGGGCCGGATGATCGACGGTATTTTCGTCAGGGAGGAATGATGGAAGAGGCGAATTGTGTATGGTGCGGGAAATCGTTTCCTGTCACCATACACAACCGACAGACGTGCAGTAAAATCTGCGCTCATCGGCAACATAACAAAGTATCCATGCAAAATGACCGTCAGGCTATAAAAGCGTTAAAAGAACAACCGCTTTATAGCAAAACAGAATTGTATGAAGCGCGGGTGCTTCTCAAAACGTACAAAACGCCAGAACTGGCCAAAGGACGCGAATACCTCTTGGAGAAAGCCGCTCGCATTGTGCAGTATTGGGAAAACCGCGAACGCATGGAAATGCGGATTATAAAATTGAGGAATCGCAGCCGCGCTGCAAACGAACGATACCTCGCAAAAAAGAAAGAAATGAAAAATGTCCAGACCACACAGCCCGTTTCTTGATTCAATGATCGGGGTAAAAATCCCCGTCTTGGATCATGGTTTTATCATTGTTCGCGACTACATGGGGGTTGACAAATCCATTGCTGATGCCGCCCGTGTGTCATATGGCGACGGTACGCGCACAGTGAATGACGATGCCAGTCTGATTTCCTATCTGGTGGAACACCAGCACTCCAGCCCCTTGGAGATGTGCGAGATCAAGCTGCATATTAAGTTGCCGCTGTTCGTGGCCCGTCAGTGGATACGCCACCGCACCGCCAATGTGAACGAGGAAAGCGCACGTTACAGCCTGATGTGCAAAGAGTTCTACACGCCGTCTCCATTGGATATGGCGGAACAGTCCAAAAGCAATAAGCAAGGCCGTGGAGAGGCTCTTACGCCAGCACAGGCGGAACAGGTGGCAGATCAGATCGAATCGTTCTCACGCATTGCGCGGTTTAATTATGAAAGCCTTTTGAATGAGGCTGCCCTTGCCCGTGAATTAGCTCGCATGGGCATCACGCTGAACTACTACACGCAATGGGTGTGGAAGTGTGACCTACGGAATCTGTTGCACTTTATTCAGTTGCGGATGGATTCACACGCGCAGTTGGAGATCCGGCGATATGCAGAAGAAATCTGGCGCATTGTGCAAGCGTGGGTTCCATCTGCTGCGAATGCATTCGAAGAACATCAGTTTTACGCCACACATTTCAGTCGGATGGAAAGCGCAATTCTGCAAGAAATTGTAAATCAAGACGGCATCAAGGATAAGATTGCACATCTTAAACCTCGACAGCAGGCCGCTTTTCTGCTAAAGCTGGGATTGTAAATCCCATAAGGTTTTAAAACCTTATGCCTTGCGTGGGTATATCTCACGCACCTTTGTATTGTAATCAAACCGTTCTTTTGCAGAATTGTGATGGTTTAAGGTCTGGCCGTTATTAGTCTGACGCAAACGGTGTCACAAGTAGCAATGTTGCAATGGTGCGGGCGACGTGGAAGGACACGCTGCCAGCGACTCAACAAGCCCTTTACGGGATGAGGGTGCGCCGAGGATGGGCGGGTATGAAGCAAAGGGAGGGAACGCCCGGCGTGTAAACCCGTTTTACCTGATTGACAGGGTACAGCCGGTATCAAGCCCGGCCCCGCACCAATTTTTTTTAATACGGGTTATTTTTTTTTCTTTGACAGCATCAGTTTTTTTTTGATACACAAGAATCAGATGCAGGTCGCGTTGCCTGAAACGCGGGTTGGCATGAAGAACCGGGCAGAAATTGGACAGTCTGCTGTGACACTTGGCAAAATGAAAAGCGGGGTAGCTGCCGCAATAGTTTTGCAAAAGCCTGACGTGGTTACGCCATCACCTGATTCCATCAGCATCTGAAAGCGGGGAGGATTTTTCCTCCCCTTTTTATTAATTGGAGCGACATCATGCCTTGCGGCGGTGGATACAAGAAGAAAGGTGGACGGAAGAAATAACTTCCGTCACCCTTGCATCAAACTTTCGAACGCTTCTTCCCAAGTGCCAGTTGTGGCAGCCTTGGTGTATTCAGTCGCGCGGGCCTCAAAAAAGTTGGCGTGTTCTACACCATTCATAATTTCATCAATCCACGGTAGCGGATTGTTTTCAATCTTATACATCACATCCAGCCCCAGTTGGCTTAGGCGACGGTCTGCAATCCAGCGGATATACTGTTTGACCTCGGCAGCACTGACGCCTTCAACCTTACCCATTTCAAACGCCAGATCAATAAATGCGTCTTCATGGGAAACAATCGTTGAACATGCGTCATACAGATTCTGAACAAACGCTTCATCCCAAATATCAGGATTTTCTTGCACAAAAGTGCGGAACAGTTTGATGATCGAGTTGCAATGCAATGTCTCGTCCCGCACCGACCATGAGACAATCTGCCCCATGCCCTTCATCTTATTGAAGCGGGGAAAATTCAACAGAATTGCAAAACTGGCGAACAGTTGCAGCCCCTCGGTAAACGCACCGAACACCGCCAGTGTTGTGGCGATATCCTTGGGTGTGGATACGCCAAACTTCTGCATATAATCGTACTTGTCCTTCATTTCCTTGTAGCGAAGGAAAGCCGAGTACTCCACTTCTGGCATTCCGACCGTATCCAGCAGATACGAATACGCGGCGATATGGATTGTCTCCATGTTCGAAAACGCCGCCAGCATCATCTGCACTTCGGTCGGCTGAAACACCCGCGAATAATGGCGCATGTAACAGTTGTTCACCTCGACATCCGCTTGGGTGAAAAACCGGAAAATGTGCGTCAGCAGGTTGCGCTCGTTGTCTGTCAGATTTAACTGCCAGTCCTTGACATCATCAGCAAGCGGCACTTCTTCAGGCAACCAGTGGATGCGCTGTTGCATCAACCAAGCGTCATACGCCCACGGATAATTGAACGGCTTGTAAACCGGGCTAGATTTTAGCAGTGACATGATTAACCTATTTGCACCAGTTGTGCTTTTTGTTTTTTCGCCATTCTACGCCGTGACCTGCCGCAATCATGTATTGGCGAAAGTCAGTTCCATTCACAGACACATCAGCGACGCTGCGCCCGTAACGGTCTGTGCTCTGGCGATTGATATCAAGATCCACATTGGGGCGCACAAAGAATTGAACTGCGGCTTGCTTTGCCAGAACACCAGCTTGCTTTTCCTTGGCGCAAGCTGGCCGGAATGATTCTGGCGCATCAAGGTTGGCAATCCTGATGCGTTCCGGGCCTGATGCGTTACACACCTCAATGGTGTCACCATCAATCACCCGCACAGGCTGTGTGCAGGTGACGGTAACCGCAAGGATCAAAGCAATCATTTTTTTGCTTCAGGTAGCAAAATGGACAGAAGCCCGGCAATGCCGACACCAGCGTAAGTTACGGCCTCGACAATACCAGCAGGAAGCGCCACGCCAAGCCCGACAAGAAGCGCAGCAATACCGGAGTAAGTGGACGGTTCACGAAAACGTTTCAGAATGTAGCTCATAAATCCTCCATTTGATTTAAGATAAATCTTTTCGCTTTATCAATCCACAAATTGATATGAGCGCCACATGGTTCACTAGAATGTATTGTCATACTACCGTTTGACCGCATCACCAGCACAACAGCGTCTTCAACATCGTCCTCTTGGCTGATTATGGCAAGCATCCGTTTAGCATCTAACGGTAAAGATGTATCTCCCGGAAATGGAATAACATTGTCTTCAATCATTCCGGCCACCGCCCATGCTCAAAAACAAATGCGTTGCGTTTGGCCCGATTGCCCACCTGACGGGCATAGCGGCTGTCTAAGCATTGTGCCGCAGCTTCCTGCCACTGTCCACGGCGAAGGGCATTCAGCATCTTCTGAAAGCCTTGCAGACGCTGGATGCCAAGGTTAAACGCCATATCACACAACGCCTCTTGCCGAGTGTCCGACAAACGCCGCCACCACGGGAGATGCCAATCAAGATCAGCCGCAGCATTCCGGACGTCATTCAGAAGCACATGCTCAGCTTGTTCCTTTGTCCATTTCAAGCCCTCTTCAACGCTTGGCCCAGTGTGCCCATATCCAATGGTCAGCTTGCCAGCGGTGCAGCGGTATGGTGTCAGCCGCAATCCCTCATTCACTTTGAGGATCTCGACAAGGTTCTGAATGTTCATTGTCATTTTTTAATCCATTTCTCCGGGTCTTTTTGGAATATTTCTGCTAGTTTATAAAATCCGTGCAGGAGTGGTGTTGCCATGTATCCCGCCAGCACTGCCGCGCCAAGCTTCTGTTTGCTTGTCCAGTTTGTCCCATCAAGAAGCAAAATCGCAATCACCCCAATCAGGATGCTTCCAAGCATACTAACAGCAAAATGTCGCGCTGTCATCTTTTGAAGGGGGTTGTGATTTACGCAAGCGATAAAACCCGCGAATGCCGCCAATGCAATCAGGGTTAACCATTCTTCAATGAAATGCTGGACATACTTCATCCATGTTTCCACACGCACCGATGAAAAGCGCCAATAGCACGCGCCGCACAATAGTGCATGTACGACCAGAGCATATTATCATAGATTCCAATAAGATTCCATCCGGCCTTGATATACCAATCAATCAGCAGAACAATCATCATCAGACAAGCTGTGCAGGACAGTGCCAGCATCCAGCACGTTTCAAGGCATTCCCATTTACCCTGCCATTTCTGAAAGGTTTTAACGCCCGTGTGCAGCGCGTGAAGCGTGACAAGCAGGACAAGTATGTTTAACGACCAGATGCAGACCAGATAATTGTCCATCATCCATGCCACAAACGGCACGATCAAAGCCGCGCAATCTGCGGCAATGATCATGCGTGTGCGGGTGTCTGGATGAATAGCGGCTTGCATTAGTTCAATTCCACACCCGGAAACCACGCTGCGTCATATTCTACACCTTCATCATCTGGTGACGGAATGACCCACCGCCCATCTAAAATCTGTTGCGGGATGGCCCACCGCTGCGTGACTGGAGGCGGCGGCGGTGTAAGGGGAACGCCGTTACATGTCTCTACGAGCGGTTGCATTGTGGTAAAGATCGTAGCCTGCGCTGCTTCAGCTTCTACTTCGGTTTCAAAGACTAGGTATTTCATGGTTATACCGTAGGTGGGGTGTTACGGAATGGGTGGCCTGCGGGCAAGTTGGCTTCCAGCGCCCACTTCCAAGCGAGGTAGCCTTGTAGTCTGGCGAGATTGCTGGATGCGTCGCCCTCGATAATCAATATCTCAGACATACCACCCAAATACCTGAAGGTAGCCGTCCCACCGCCGATAGCCAGCGGTATTTGACTGTTTGCTGTGGTGACGTTGCCTGTTAACGTGTTGCCGCCTATTAAAGAACCGCCATTAATGCTTGTAAACAAACGGTTGCCAGCAGTCGCATTTACAGGGTCTACTTGTAACGAAATGATTGTTGCGTTGCCAAAACTACCCAAAATGTTAGTATAAGTGCGAGAAATCGAAACAAAAGTTACGCCAGACCCTCCGCTTGTCACGTTGTAACGAAAACCGAAATTATCTCCAAATGAGAAATATTGCCCAACTGAGCTTGCTCCAGAGTTATTGCTCGTTGTGAGCGCGGTCATTGTTTGAGACCCCGGCGTAGCTGCTGTACCTGGCCGCCACACGCCAATGATGGTGTATAGACTTCCGTCATGAAGGAACCGCCATGTGGTAGTATCCCCCGCCGCCAGCGTTGAATTCGTGCCGTCGAACGTCAGCACGGGCTTTCCATTCAATCCAGTCGCCGCGTAGGTGGGCTGATTTGCTGCCACGGCCTGCAATGCATGACGCGCTTTCCCGCTCTTGTCGCTCCACTGGCTGACGGTTGATCCATTCAACGTGATCGTGCTTGCATCCGCCGCATCGAGCCAAAGCGCCAGCGATGAGCCGAGCGCGGCAGGCGTCCAGTTTTGTGCAAAACGGCGTGACAATGACTGCCCTCGCGGACACGTCAGTTGCCGCTGAAGGCTCAAAATGTTCATACGACAATCGCTTCGGCTGTGACAGTGACTTGCGTGTTCGACGTATCCACCCTGCGCACATCAATGGTGTTGGCGTTCGTAATACCCACCACCAGACGCGCACTGCCAGACGGAATCGGAATGGCACTGCCAGCACCACCGCGCCGATATTCAATGGTCGTGCCGCTGTTATTCACGATGTCAAGCGCCACACAAGCGGTTGAGGCAAACGCCGTCCAGTTCGTGCCCGTGGCCGCAGTTGTCACACTGACGATACTGGCGCTTGATGCTGCCGGAACGGACGACCGTTGATGCGGCGTATGCACCCCGCCCACTTCGGTGGTTCTGACTGTTTCCGTAACGCCTATGGCGTTCTTAACTTGAATGTTGTCTGGCATAGTGTCCTCAGTACGTTAAAAGGTGTCCGCTGTTTTCAGCAAATTGGAAGTCCCATTGTGTGCCGTCTCCGACAGGATTGCTGGCAAAAAACTGAGTTGCATTTGTTTCATATGCAGTCAATGCCGAAAAATCAGCACCAGCGATAAGAACAAATTCAGACAGCAGCCCGTTATAATAAGCGCCGCCACCTTGCTCTTGCCCGAAAATGGTATTAGCTGCAAACCTGCGGGTCGAGGATGTCAAACCTGTTGCCAGATCAACACCATTGCGCCGGATACGGCCAGATGACGGACTGGCCATAATCCACGCCGCAACCTGCGCGTTTG